CGTAAAATAGAAGGTATACTACCCTCGGTAATTTCTCTTAAGTCGCTTGCTGTTGGATTAACACCTACAATATTACACCCGTATTTACTAACTAAATGTCTAGTATTAAAAAAGTGAACACCATATTTATTAAGCATTATTTTTTCTTCATTTTTACGAGTAGTTTCACTGCCTGTGCTTAACCCCATAACTATATATTGTTCGTTACATTTACTAATCATGGAATCAATTATATTTAGTCTTGTATCCAAATCTGGTCCATTTTGACCTACAAAAATAACGTTTATTTTAGCGTTTATATCACACCCACTAAATTTTACGGGTGTTTCACTTTTTAATTCACTTGTATAGCCTGTTATAATATAGTATGCGTTTTTATCACTTACGCTAGTTTGATAAAGCTCTAAATTACACTTAACACCATTTATTAATATAGGGTTTACAGTTTTTCCGCCACTCCCTTGTCTTAGCGGATGACATGTATTTCCGTAAATATCCAACATTTGTGATAGCTCATATCTATTGACTTTACCAGCTGGTAGTATTAACGAGTTTCCACCTTGTCTACATGATATTGTATTAGCTGTTTCACCGCCAACACCACAATTTTTATATGATTTTATACCTAGATCGTTTACGCAAATTGTTGGATATGTTGTACCATTACCACCTGCTCCCGCTGTCAAACTATCACCCCAAAAACAAATTTCTACATCATAATCTTCAATATTTCTTTTAGTTGCCATTAAATCATACAATGTACTATCCGTTAATAGAGCAAATTTAAAATTGAAATTTTCAGGAACATTGCTAACATTATCAATTCTTATAATAGCATTTGAAATATCTTTATTAGACCCACCCTTTTTAAGTGTAAATTTATAAATGTTAATCGTCCCAAATTCAGGTTTAATACCACCGCCATATACAACATGGTCATTAGTCCAAGTCATTTTAGAATCTGAGAGCCATAAAGATATTGTTCCAACAGCATCCTGATTTCTCAAATCGATAACACAATACACATCTAAGGTTTCTGTATTAGGATTTTTTATATTGTTAATTAATGTACCGCCAAAACCTATTAAATTGACATTTGACCCTAACGTAACGTCTTTATAATGTGAGTTGTCTAAAAAAGATGAGCCATTTAAATCAAAGGATGATCCATTACTTGTACCTCTGTAATTAAATATGGTTGAATACTGATAACTATATCCAACACCATCTTTTAATAGTCTTGTACCTGTCACTTTAGCATCTGCACCCGCTCCACTAATGGTTAAAGTCTTATCAATAACAGGTGTTGTTGGTGATATATTCTTAGTTAGCCAATCACTAATTAATGCAGGTAATAATGGGCTAATTAATGCGGTTAAACTGCCATTTTTCGCCATTGCATCCAGTTTATCATTAATTTCCTCTTGCACATCAAGTGTACTAAAGTAGTCATTCACATATCCCTGCAACTTCTTATACGCTTCATGTAAACCAGTTACATCACCCTCAAGCACACCAACATCTTCCATGGTTTTATTTAGATAATCCACCACTTTACACAGCAGTTCATAATAGCTCAAACTATCATCATACACCAATGGCAATACCTTTTGACACCAAAACCGAAACGGTTGTAAGTCCTTATAATCCCCCAAAGTAGGTGTAAAATCAGCAGGGTCTTTTTTAACAATATCTCTTGTACTCATAGTTTTATCTCCTTTCATTACCATAAACCAAAAAACAACTCTTCGAACTCATTAATAACTTTCATGTCAATGTTCAGCATAGTTTCCCTAAACTCACTCAGCATTTTACTGTAGCTACTTCCGCCAACCTTACCAGCTACTTTCTCCGTGTAATCTTCCGTACTATTGACACTCTCCGTATAATCAGTTCCGCTCTTACTTGTTACACTACTGTTAGAATTACCTTCACTAGTATTCTTCCTAGCACTCGTTAAATAAGTCTCACTTTCAAGCCCATTCAAACCACCCTGCGGTGTATCACTGTAAAGTTCTCTATCAGTAACATTATTGCTTGAACTACCGCTACTATTTTCACTCACATCAGTACTGCTTGTTTTCCCGTCAACGCCAGTTCTCTTATGCGTTCTCTCAACACTGTAATCTTTCAATGGGTCAAACTCAAGTAAAGCACTCTTGTATAACTGATTATAATACGGCATGATTTCCTCAAGTTTCGTGTTCATCCACAGTTTCCATATACCTACAGTTTCAGAACAAATCTCTCTCAAATAGTAATGCTTCAAAATCTTCTTACATAAAACACTTCTGTATGTTTCATCAAAGAAAGTACAGTTAGTTGTAAAAATCTTGTTCCAGCTCTTCTCAAGTACTTCATCAACGTTGTCACAGCCTTTGCTTTCGGTTAGTTGTGACTTACTCTCGCAGATAAATCTAACTTCTGTTGTGTACTTACTCATCACCATCACCACCTAACGTATCATCACCTGGCATATCTAAGTCAATATTTTGATAATCTTTTCTGTAATCAACTTCAATATCTAAGCCGAACATCTCATTGATTTTCTCAACAGCCTGTTTCCTGCACTCAAGCCTACTGTATCTTGAACTGATTGTACTACCCTGCGAGCTTGACACTTCGTCTGTGATAAGTCTTTCTTGCTTGTTAATATTCAAGTTACTGATCCCAAGATAAGTTAACGCTTCATTCCATATCTGATTTTTTAATTGGTATAACTTATCTGCGACATAAGGTGCTTGTGTGCTTATTACCTTAACACCATTTATATCAATATTATTATCAGCAAAGATAACAGGTGTGTTACCGTCATACTGCATATACAGGTTTTTCATTGACAACCTTTGTTTCTCATTGCACTGAATCAGAAGAGGTGTTTTTTGTGCTTTTGCGTTAACATCTACACTTCTGTCTAAGTCCCACAGTCGTTTAGCGTATAACTGGATATCTGTCATACTGTTTGTTCTAAGATAGTTATTCCATATGATAACGCTGTCTTTATCGTTTAGAACTTTTTGATAATTGTTATAACAGGAATAAGCACGTCTTGTAATAGGGTTTCCATACACATCAAAATTACCTTGTTGAATACAGTCAAGACATAATTCACCTAGCACATCATCTTTAAAAAATACAACGCTTCCAGTTTCGAATAGCCTTAACTCAATATAACGAGGGTCTACTGTACTCGGTAAATTTTTCCACTCAAACATAGACATTGACAGCTCCATTAACCGTCTTAAATATTGCATATACGTTAAAGTATTTGTAGTAGCACTATCTTCAAAGTTTGTTCTTTTTCTTCTGCCCACTGTTCTCACCTCTCTTTATACTGGACTATTATCTAGCGAATAATCACCGATTTCATCACCATTTTTCCAAAACGTGATACCATTGTCATAAATACTGCACAGTTTTTTCGCATCATCAGCAGGGACACTACCTTTCAAGCAACACCCAACAGTTTTGACATAGTTCCAATGTGGTCGACTGCTAAAGTTCGGGTGTTTAACCCTCTTAACAGCATAACCATACATATTAAAATAATCATCAATCATTTTAGCATATTCACTTGTGATACTACATCTACCGCCGTAAAAATTCTTAGTACCGTTTGCTATTTCTACAGATCCACTAAAAGCGTTTCCTCTAGTGATATCTGCTTTAATACTTGCTTGATAGCCTTGCATTAATAAATTACCTGCATGATTCATGTTATTTGAAGCTTCTGATAAAGGTATCATGCCACCTAAACCTAGTCCAAGACTTAAACCGCCAGTAATTGCTGTTGCTGTTATAGGTAAACTGTTTTGCGCTAACCACGCTCTAAAAGCATCTGTGCTCCAACTGCATAATGGGTAATCTGATAAAGTTAACATTTCTGTTGTTAATGGGACATCTTTACAGCCTTTATAATACATTGGTTTAATAGCAACTTGCACAGGGTATGAAATAGGTACATCAATATTAAATTGAGGTAATAAATCGTCAAATAACTCATACCTATAAACAGCGCTTTTATTTCCTGCATTTACACTGTAAAAGTTATACGGATATGTGTACAATTTTTTGCATTTTGGTTTGTACCCGTCTAAAGTTAAATTTTCTGTTAATTTTGCTACATTTACAACAGTATTGTAACATGACTGCGATTTAGTTACGTTTACACCCTTACCAGTAGGGATTGTACTACCAACTGCGATAACAGGGCACATATACATAGCAACTATGGCTTCAGGCTTTTGAGCGTATTGATTTAAGAAATTTGTTATAGTTTCTGTATCATCCGAATTAAAAGCATGTAAACTGCATCCGCCGTAAATACCGTCATATAAATTCCCATTTGGTGAACCGCTTGTATCGTTAACCATAATAATAACGGCTAAAGGTTTAATAGTCTGTAGTAATGAGCCAAAATCGTTGAAAACATATTCACCAGTATCAACGTTTTCAGGTTCATAATGCTCGCCTATTTGGTCTGATACTGGATGTTCTCTCTCTACAAAACACTTATCAACATTATGCACAAAAAACCATGTCTGCATTACGTCAATTTCAAAAGTAACGTTTGTGCAATTATCGTTTACATATTCAATACTTGTAATAAAAGCATAAAACCATTTACTTCCATAAGCTGTGTTTCTAAACATCATATAATTACAGTCGTAAATATCGTCTGCTTTTACATCCATTCTTGCAACACCTTTATTAACCCTTAAATAGGATTGATTGCTAAAGCTTTTTTTCACATATGCTGAAAAGTAATTATATTGTTCTGTATAAGTATTGAAATATATTGTGTGCTCATATGTGTTATCAAGTGGTACGTTATGCAATAATTTTATATCAGAATTTGGGTTTATATACATTTTTACTCCTTTTATTAAAAAATAGGATGTTACCTTAGCAACACCCTATTCTTAGCTATTACCCCTGCTTAGTTAACTCAATAGCTGTGCCAACTGTGGTTGCTCCTGTTACATTTGTCTTGGTTGCTTTGTACTTAACACCGTTAATTTCTGCTTCAAGTACAATCTCTGTAGCAAGCTTTGACTTCGGGATCATAAGCACTCCATATTTCTGCATAGCAATACCAGCACTTGTCATTGCTTCTGTCTGAATGAAGTTTACATTTTGTGCTTCAAGTCCTTTACTCTCAAATTTCGGAGAAAGAGCGAATACTGTCGCATAATCTGCTTCATCTTTTGTGTCTACATGAACTGTAATTGTTGCAGGCGCTTCAATGTTTGCACCACTTGTTACAAATACAATTGCGTTTGCGAACGGTGAACTTGAAATTGTTTTCCATGTGTGATAGAAGTAATTCCAGTACAGACCGCTTGCTACGTATTTTTCTGTGAACTTGTTGTTGTTGTCGTAAACTTGAAACCAATTTTCGTCACAGATAACAGCTTTTACATTTGCAAGCAAAGCAAGTTCTTCTGCTGTTACTTCTTCAATTCCTGTTGAGTTCGCTCTGATAACTTCAAATCTGTCATTGTCAAATTCTGTCCAGTTATCAATGATATGAAGTCTACCGATAAAGTCAGCTTTTTCCATGTTAAATGCACTAGCTAACACATTCACATCAAACTGTGCATTGAAAGTAGCGTCCATAAAAATAACCTGTCTCTCTTTTGGTGTATTTGTTTTAACACCTGCAATGTTATTGTCTGCACTGATAAATGGAAGTAAGTTAGACGTTGCTCTAAACTGAACAGCTCCCTCTTTCAGGTCTGTTCCATCACCAATAGACTTAGGTTTCATCTGACCGTGTGCAATCGCTTTAATTAGCAGGTATTTAAACATAAGGAATTCATCATACTCGGCTGCCGTATATACACTGTCTACAATCTTAGCAATAAGTGACTGTACACCATCCATTGATAAAAACGCCTGTTTTAAATCTTCATCCTGAATTGTTACTGGATACATAACTCTCCAGTTCATTGTGTGGAATGCGGAACGTACATCAGGGAATGTTCTTTTAAATTCTCTTGCACTCGCTTTTTCCGCTGAAAATTCAACAGCATTCGCAATAGACACAAAAATATCTTCTACTGTTTCACCGAATTCAATATAGCCTTTCTTGAGCTGTGAATAAGGGTTATTAAATGTTGCGCTCTGCATACGTACTGTAGCAATACGGTTAATAAGTGCATTTAAAAACTGGTTAGCAAATGCAGGAGTTCCATAGATAATCTCACCCACTTTAGGCACATCTTCTGTTGTTGCAACTTCCGGGACACTCTGCTGATAGTCATATGATGCGTTCTGTCTAATGACATTCATAATGTCAATTGTTGACGCATTAAGTGTGCTTACTGCAATTCTTTTTGCCATAATAATTCTCCTTTACTTAAATAAATCTTCAAAATTTTTCGGTTTCGTTTCTTCCTCTTTTGGTTTTTGTTCCGGTGGCTCAGATGGTTCACCACTGAAAAATCTTTCTGTGTATTTCTTCCGCCATTCAGCGTCATTATCTTTATAACGCTGTTCCCAGTCTTCATCATTGTTTGCACGTGTTTCAAAGTCTGTTAACGTGTCTGTAACATCTTCCAAAAATGAAATCGTTTCATCATCCGTCTGTTCGCCAATTCTAGCACGAATTGACTCTAAAATTTCATCTTTTGTTCTTACTGCCATGATCTTACTCCTTTCTAAAAGTTATAGCGAACCATCATCCATACAGGCATGCTTTTCTTTCTTTTAGATGGTGTGCCACCACCACCTCCGCCTGCGCTATAAAAGCGGTACATCAATACAGCATTGTTAAGCGCTTGTTGTTCGGATAGATAGTATTTTGGTTCAGTTTCCCATGACGTGATACTTGAATCATTTGCGTGTTGCTGAATATAATCATATGCTTTATATGCAAAATCAATACGTTCCTGTAACGCAGGCTTTCCTGCACGCTCCCAACATGTTTCAAATGCTTCTGTTAATTGTGCGATATTCGTGCTTGAGCTTGTTAAAAATTCTTGTAATGAGGTAATCCCTGCAAATTCTCCTTGCCAATCATTTTCCACAACTAAATATTTCATTTGCCCAACAGGGTCTGTGCGTTCATAACCGTTTGCTTCCATCCATGTATATAACGCTTCACGTCTTGAGCCATCCCACTGAAAAATACCGAATGCTGTGCCACCTTGTTGCCCTAATGTTGGGTTAATATGCGACTCTCGCCAAGCATTTCCTGCTAGTGCTGATACTACATAAAGGCTTGCACCGTATCCAGTTGCCCCACCATCGCCATATCTGAATAATCTTGTAAAGCTACGTTTGTAGTTAACATTTCCACTTGTATTACCTATGCTTACTTGGTATTCTAATGGCGCATTGTCTGTATGTGCACCCATGAAAACACCCTTACCGTTACCACCTAAATAACACATTTCTGTATGTCCGCTTGACCATCCAATGTCACCCGGTTTATATTCTCCGTGGCTGTCTACTTCTGTGAACCCTAGTTCTAATAAACAGGAAATCATTGAAGATGTTGTAAAAGCGTTATGATTTGGCGCATAACGAGGGGTTTCAAAACCACCTGCAACCAGTGCATAATTGATAAATGATGAACAGTCGTAATAAGTAATTCCACCGACTGTCTGTCTATTTCTGTATGTTTGTGAATACCCAACATTTGGCGCGTTACAAGTTTGTATTGCCCACGAATAAGCTGTATCAATACTTGGCATTTATTTCTTACCTTTCTATGGTTTCATCAATTTCCCTTTTTTGCCAAGAGAAACAAGTTTATCATTCTGTGGTGCTGACCCTTTATAGTTTGCAATACCGTTTTTACTTGCGATACGCTGACGATACGCATAACTGGAATCTACACCGATTGATTTCAGGCAATCTACAATTGAACAACTACTTGACTTGAATGGTGTGAAATATGTTTCACGTGAAACATTAGATGTGGGTTTCACAGTAGAAGCATTTGTTTTACACCCAAGAGCAGACGCAATAGCCATAGCACACTTTGTCGAATCCCAACGAGTAACATCGTCCCTATCGTCTACAAAACAGCACTCAATAAGAATTGCTTTTGCTCTTGTTTTTCTAAGCACATATAACCCTTTATTGTACTTTACTGGTGATCCGTGAAACCCTATCCCTAGAGTATTCGCGATATTCTCTGCAATTCTGTAAGCTGTACCATAGATTCTATCATCGTAACCATATACTTCAACTCCACCGCATTTTCCGTCACCTACTCTGTCGTTTCTTGCACTGTTTAGGTGAATTGAAATATCTAAGTCAACGTTGTGTGCATTGCACTTGGAAACAATAGAAGATAAGTTTGCCCCCTGTGTAGTGCTGTAATCGTCTGTACAGTCATATACTGTGTCACCGTTTGCCCTTAACAGTTCGATTAGCTTATTTTTAACTGCTCTATCTTCTGTTACCTCGTCCAGTAAATCGCTTACACCTCTACACTTTAATGAGTGTCCACCGTGTACGTTATAAGTTGCCATTCTTGTCACCATCCAATCTGTCACATAACTTCTGTAAAATCAGTGTGTTATTGTTCAACGCTTCTGTTACACTGTTCATTTCTTCTTTGTGCGCATCTTTTTCTTTCAGCATATACCAAAACATAGCTCCACACATTACAATAGGGAAACCAAGTGTTGAGATTGCTGTAATTACTGCATTTACATCCATATCTTTAATCACCCCCCTCCTTTCTTATTTAATTATAACATATTCCAAGTCATTTGTCAATAATAGACACTATGTTGATTAATAAACATCTGTATAAATAATAGACACAGTGTCTATTAAAATACATTGTGTTTAATAATTGACAGATTGCCTTATTTATGCTATAATATACAAGAGGTGATAAAATGAGTTATTATGACGGTACAAAACTATTAAGTCTGTTAGACCTTAACAATAAGAGACCTGAGATTTATATGGTAACCAGTAACAGAACGGGCGGTAAGACGACATATTTTGGTAAACTGGTTGTTAATAAATTTTTGTCAAAAGGTGAAAAGTTTGGGTTACTATATAGATACGATTACGAGCTTAGTGGTGTAGCAGAGAAATTTTTTAAAGACATTAAAGAATTATTTTTTCCTGAATACGAAATGTCAAGTAAGCCAATGATGCATGGAAAATTTCATGAATTATTTTTGAATGGTGTATCCTGCGGTTATGCCATGGCTCTTAACAATGCAGATGCCGTAAAGAAGAACTCACATATGTTTAGTGATATTAGCTGTCTTATTTTTGATGAATTTCAGAGTGAGACAAATAGATATTGCGCAAATGAAGTTAAGAAATTTATTTCAATTCATACCTCTATTGCACGTGGACAGGGTAAACAAGTTCGTTATGTACCTGTTTACATGATGGCTAACCCCGTGTCATTAATTAACCCATATTATACAGCCATGAAGATTTCAAACAGGCTTAAATCTGATACGAAATTTTTAAGGGGTGATGGATTTGTACTAGAGCAGGGTTATAATGAATCAGCAAGTAAAGCTCAGACAGAAAGTGGCTTTAATCGCGCATTTATCACCGATGATTATGTTGCTTATTCTGCACAAGCTACTTACTTGAATGATAGCAATGCTTTTATCGAGAAGCCTGTTGGAGAGTGTACTTATGTTGCAACACTACGATATCTTGGTAGAGATTACGCAATCAAAGAGTACATGGACTTAGGTATTATCTACTGTGATGATAGGGCAGATAAGACATATCCTTATAGAATCAGTATTACAACAGATGATCACAACATTAACTATGTTATGTTAAAGAGCAACGACTTGTTCTTATCTAATATGAGATACTTCTTTGAACGTGGCTGTTTTCGATTTAAAGACTTACAATGTAAAGAAACTGTATTACAAGCACTTAGTTATTAATGGTATCACCTATCGCTAGAAAGCGAAAAACATAGAAGCAGGGCGCACGGGTGAAAGATACCGCTGTTTCTATGGTCGGGGTTGCTCCCTTGTCGTAACAGGCTTTAGACCGTTTTCACCGATAGTCAATGATATAATAAAAGGTACTTTGCTTATGCATTGTACCTTTTTTGTTTTTTATTTGTCTAGCCTTAATTCAACTTCTTTATTCAGTTCTTTTTCTTTCTTAAATTTTCTGTATTTCTTTGCATCACGTGGCATATAAGGATAAGTTGGTATATAACATTTATACTCATAAAATTGACAGTCAACACACCCTTGTACATATCTACTTGCGCAAATATCAATCAGCTCTTTCACTGTCGTTTTCATATAGTTCTATCTCCTCATTTGTATATAATGCTTTTGCTAGTTCAGGTGAATTGCCACATAACAAGATATACGGCATAAATTCCATTGGAATATATCCATCTATTCTAGCTATACAATCACCATTTTTGCAGTACTTACAACAATCACATGTAGTATCATAACAATGTTTAACAATATCTTGCAATCTAACTTTCATTTTTATTACCTCATTTCATAACTTGTATTAACGAGTAACACGCCGCCCCTCATTCTTTTAGGCCGTAACTTATCAGGCACTTTCAAACCTATCTTAAAATCTGATAAATCACGTTTAATAGGCTTATCTCCTTTAAATAAGAACTGTTTTTCATCTTCTGTCCATTCTTTATGCGTTCCTGTTCTTGACTCTGTATAACCGTTTATATCTGCATTGCCCTGCATAGATAACACAAACAGGTTCTTACACTTGTTTGGCATTCCTGCGCACTTTACATCATAAAATGGCTCTTCTATCGGCTCTCTGTTTTCATGTGTTACATGTTCGATATATGTTTTCTGTCTTGTAAATGTAGCAATATCCCAACATGACTCTAATGACCATGAATTGAAATCTGTCGGGTGCTCTCTTATTCCTACTATTTCATCAGGTAGTAAATCACAGTGTATAGAATCAGTATCCGCATAGATGAACCCTCTTTCATTCACCCCATGGTAATTCTTCTGAGCGGCTCTGATAGTGAACTCTCTTGCGTATGATGTAATCGCAGAACCACAAGGGATGTAACCTGCTTTCTTGTTGCTCTCTTCCTGTCGTATAAAACCAAGTGATTCATCATCTTTCACGTATGCTATCTTGAATGAACTATCTTTAGAAGATGCCTGTTTACCATAGAGATTATTAAGAAATAGCTTTGCAAGAGTGCGTTGTGCGCCTTTACTTCTTTTCTTAATCTCTGCGTACTTATTGATGTATTCATCGTAGATACCTTTCATAGCATAGAACCATACACCGTCTATGATTTCAAAATCATATAAGTCATAGTGCTCTAGAATCAAATAATAATCTGTGCATGTGACAACCATTTCTACAATAGCTTCATGCCTATTATTTCCACTATCATAATAGTATGAAAAATATTTATCGTGTTTCTTACTATAAACGTCACTTGTTTCTAGCATTTCTGTCCCACGATAGAGGGGAGAACCTTTTATCTGTATGAATGGTAAGTATCCCTGTTTCACGTGAAACCTTGTGCGGATACGTAGGAAAAAATATCTTGGTTCACCCTGTGGCGATTTCTTTAGTGCATCCTCATGAATAAAGTTTCCACTCCAATAGTGCGGTTTTCCTACTGGGTAGAAGTTTCCACTGTCGGAATGCATCATAGATGGATATAAGCTATTAACGTCTGCTGTTGTGCCTTTGTAGTATATTTTGTTTTCTTTTCCTCTTACAAGGTAACACCATCCACCACGATATGACTTACGAATATAATCACCAAAGGTTGGGTATTTTGTTATTCCTGTTTCTATCTTGTATATGTCGGGAAATAGTTGTGCATAATCTGTCTTGTCATATCCTTTTTTGAACTCTTCCAAACAACATGAACCAATCGTAGATTTATCATGTCCCTGTTCTAGCATGATTTCAAGTGCTTCTTTTACCACAAGAACGTCATTTGCAATGTACTCTCGTTCCTTTTCAGTGATTTCACATCCTGCGTATCTATAACCAGTGTATTCCATGTCTAACTTTTTGTGCTTGGTAGCAAATGACTTGCCGATAACCTCAACGGAGAATGGTAACAGCTTCAAAGAGTCACGAAATTCCAGTAACTTATTGTTTGGTAGTTTCTGTGTAATGGAATACCACATACCCTTATCAGATATACTATATCGCACCTCATTTGTTAACATTTCCTTGTTCTTTTTCCATGAATAAACACCATTATCATTATTGAGCGCCTGCGGGTATTTCTTCTGTGCAAGTAAATAATCAAGAATAAAAGCCCCATCAAATTTTAGGTTATGAAAAAATGCTATGACGTTTGTGTCTAACGCACGAAAGTATGTAAACATATCTTCAATCCTATGTAGGATTGTAACATTCTCTGTGAATAGCTCTACAATGGCAACTGCCCAAACTTCTGTGTGATCTTGGTTGTCATATACTGTAGTTTCAAAGTCGCACATAAACATTCTTGTTGTGCGTTTACTATTCATAAGTGTTATCCTCTATATCCCACGAATATAGGCTTTCCTGCTCATTATTTAAAGAGTCTCGTTCTACAACAGATAATGTTCTACCACTAATAATTTCTCCAATAGCTTCCAGTGAAGAAGCAACGTTTACGCCTTTTGAATCAGTTAAAATAACTTCTAGATGTACCTTAATTACATCCCAATTATTTGCAAGACGCTCTCCTACAGCTATTTCACCATCTTTATTTATAGCACTATAATATAACTCTAATAAAGCGGATTGAGCTTGTTCTGCCATTTCAATATTCGCTCTTTTTCTTCTATTACCGTAGCTTGTTTCAGTTGGAACTGGTGTTGTTATCAGTGCCAAAAAATCATCAACAAAATGCTGATTGGATATATCCCCTAATTGTGGCTGTTTTAAATGAACAGGGTTTTTTAAATCTTTTGTTGTTGGTTGTTTATCTGTTGACCAAAACTCTTTTGCGGATTCCTTATTGCGTTTCCTTGTCTCTGCACTACGCTTGGCACGTTCGGATGCTTGTTCATGCTTCAATATACCTACGGTTGAAATTTCACCAGTAAAAGTTGAGTAGGCAGACTGTTTTGCAAGGTTCTTGATGTCTGCTTTTAACTGTCTTGTTATCTTTGCTAAGTCTTTGCCTTGAATGCCCCATTTACGCAACTGTGATTCTGTTTGATAGACATTCGCTCCACGTAGCTCAATATTCTGTTTTCTTAATGCTGATACTTTTCGCTGATATTGCTTATAGTATTGACTATACTTTGATTTGCCCTTTTTCAATTTTATCACACCTCTCACATTTTATTATGTTTCACGTGAAACATTGTTTAGATTTGAAAAGGGTAGGCGTTCTGCCCACCCATTATATTTTAGGAAAGAAAAAATACTTTACTTATTTTACTGAGTTTACATCCAGACCACAGTCAACAAATGGTCTGCCTGCTTTTGTTTCTCCGCTACGTTTTACGATTGCGTACGGTTTACCATGCATCAGTTCATGAATTGACTTTAAGGAACTCTTGAAAGTTTCGGACTGTGTTGAATACACTTTACCATCTACTGTGATGATAGAAAGCAAGTCTGCTTCTGTTCCGTCTTTCTTTGTATCCTTGTACTCGAGGTAAGCATCTACTGGAATTGAAGTGCCGTCTAATACATCCTTCATGGAAGTGATTCCTGCATCCATTGTCATAAGATACTGCTCTACCTCTGTTAACTCTCTGCTTGCATTTGTGATTGTAATTTTACTCATTGTTATTTTCTCCTTTTTCTTTTACTTAATCTTCTACTTCGTCTGTGTCTTCTTTTTTGTCTCTTGGCGGTAATACCTCTGCCATTTCAATGAATTTCTGTTCATCCATGCCGTACAGTGTCTCAATCACTTCTGTTGAAACAACTGATACTGGTTTAAGTGTTTCTGTCTCTACTACTTTAGTGACTGCTTTCATGAGTTTTTTATCGTCTGAGTAAACCCCTGTGATTGTCACCTCATAATTTTCAACTACTGCTGTCTCTGTGTTTACGCACATAACAACTACTTTAGTTGATGCAATTGTTCGTGTTACTTTTCTTGCTCTTGCCATTTTGCCTTTCACCTCTTTTCATTTTTGTTTGTGCTTGCTAGACTGCTGAATGCACGACTTCTTGTGAAGTCGAACCAGATAAAAGGAATCGAACCTTTACACATTTGCCACCGATTTTTTCGCCTGCATGGGTGTCGGAATATCTGTTATTTTTGTGAGTGGACGGTGCTGTGAACACCGCCCTGTATGGTGTGGTATTTGCAAGTTGGATAATATTTATCTTCCTTACATTATTAAGTATATCAGATTACGATTGAAATGTCAAGTAGTTTTTTAATATTTTTATGCTACTTTTTGCAATATTTCATGTGAAACAAATTTAATAGTGTAACAATAAATGCTATTGGTAATTTATGGCATCGGTACAAAAAAGTTTATTATGACACCAATACACCAAAATATAGCCAAAAATATTAATGTTAAACACACGATTGAAATAATTTCCTTTATAAGATTTTTTATGATTCTTTTAATTTTTCTAATATCCATGAATATGTCTCCTTTATTAATGATTTACTAATTGGTACGTCTACACGTTGATCATTTGTTATATATGCGATATAGTATTTTCCGTTATCATATGTGCTTTCTTTTAACTTGTAAATGAATGCATAATGTAAGTTAGTTATGTAGGTTGTGTTGCACAGTGACAAGGCTGTGCCGTTTTCCTCTCTCATTATGTCTTTCATGTGTTCATATTCTTCCACTGTTTTAGGTGTTACTAAGTCCGGGTGTTCATAAAGCGTTTCGCAGAAATGGTCTTGAAAACGCCTGCGAACTTGCGCGTGGGTTATCCATTCTGACATTATTCCGTCTCCTCTCTAGCTATTCGATATATTGGTTTTGCTAATGCTTTATGCTTCATGTATTCATTAATAGCTTTATGTAATTCGCAAAAAGCATTATCGAAAACGTTGTTCATACCGTATTCAATATGGTTAAATAAAATATCCTCTGCTTCTCTTAATGTTTTTAATTCCTGCTCTGTTAATTGTTCCATATTGTTTCTCCTTTCTTAATACCATTCCCTTTACTGTAATTATATTATAACACTGTACCTTTAAACTGTCAATAGTTTTAACTATTATTTTTTAACTATTTTAAATATACGAATTAGTTTAAACTAACTCAGTGCAAACTGTAAACGCAACGAGC